TTCCCAGAAGTTGAAAGGATCAAGAGGTTGCTCATCTGCGAATGCAGGTTGCATTGCTTCGACAAGTTTGTCAAAGATCTTCTTCCCATACTTATAAAGGAAAACTCGACCCTCGTTCTCAGGATGTGCGGGATCACTGACAACGTAGATGTTTGAATAGTAAGAGAGTTTCCTCTTCTGTGCTCGTGCCTGTGCACGTTGTGGAGATCCTTCTCCACCTGCGTTCCAAAGTTCTGTATTATACTCAGAGACAGGATCTTGCTTACCAAGAGTAGTCAAAGAGTTTTCGATGTACCATTGCCCACCAGGACCTTTGAATGCATGACTCCACACTTTTGCAAATGGAATCTCTTCACCATCAGGTGCAGGTAGGAATCGGATAACAGCATAACCGTTACCAGATTTGTCGAGTTCTGGTTTCCAAAGACGATCGTCTACGTTGGATGAACTCTGTTGAGGTTGATTGAGTTTTTCAATCTCCTGTGTAAGTTTTGCAAGTGTGTTACCAGTTGCAGATGCTTTCTTAAGTGATGCGAAAGACATAGATTGTATTCTCCGTATTAGTTGGATTTGGTCTGTGTACTACTTGGTTATCGTAGCATACTATTTAGGGTCTGTCAAGTTCCTGTTGTGCTGCTTGTTCGAGTGTCTTAACCATTGAGTCCATGCAGTCCATGAGGTCCTTGAATCCGAATGCATTGGTCAAAGCATGGATACGTTCCTTCATTTCTGCTGCCTCTTTATCTTCCTTAGCAGCAAGGGAGAGACGGAAGTAGAAGTTCTTTTGCTTCTCAATGAGTTCTTTACACCCATCGATGTGATCAAGTTTCTCCTTCTTGCTCATCTCAGCAAGTTGTGATGTTACCATGGCAACTTGTTGATATGTCCTAAAGATATCATTAAGATTTTCTTGGACGACTTCGGACTCGAAAAAACTCATAGCTTTTTTTGTATTACGTCTAGGATTACTCCTTTGTATTTCTTACAGTCTACATGTAAGAAAGGTTTGTATTTTGTTATTTTCATTTTAGCATCTTCCCAGATAGGGTCAACTAATATCTTGGAAAGATTATCAACGTACCCCAAACAGTTCTCAAAGATGACTAGTGTATCTAATGAAACTTCATTAGCATAGTATCTCTTTAACAGTGGAGGATGATTACCTTTACTTGCTTTAAAGATGTCTTCAAAAGATTGTTCATAAGGTGCATCAAGATCATCTAGTAAAACATTCACGTCTTCCTTAAATTTATAAGTCAAAGACTCTCGATCAATTTTCCATCGTGTGTAGGTCTCCACACTAAATGATTTGATGTAACCTCTGGGTGTTTCCAAAAAGTTAGCGATGAAGTAATCAAAGACTTCATGATCTTTGTACTTCACCGCTAGTTTTTTAAAGAAGTATCGATCCAGTCGCTGCTCAAAAGATTGTTCGGAAGCGCGAACTTTACCTCGATACTTTTCGTAGTCGTAATCTTTTTTTGTGAAGTGTTGTTTAAGTGCTAGGTAAGTTTTGTAAACTTCAAACCCTGTCACAGTGGTAACACTCCCTTAGAAGTTTGTTTCATGTAGTTGAGACGTTGTGCCTCATGCCTCAAGCGTTCCTTGAGTGGTTTGGATAATAACTTTGGAACCGTCTCGATTTCGATTTCATTTTCCTGACAGTATGTAACTACTGCTTCGATGTAAGTAATTAGACCACTGCTACTCTTCACCAGTCTTTCAATCTCTTGAGAAAACTTAGTAGGTGTGAGAAACTTATCCTCAGTTGAGGACTTGGCAGACTTCTTCTTACCATCTTGTGATAGTACTTTATCAACCATTATGGAAAGCGACGAACTCAGAGATGTAGGTTTTGAGTAACTGTAAATAGTCATCAAGATTGTACTTCTCAAATATTTGAATAGTTCCCTCTTCAGTGGCGATGAGTGTGACAATTTTCTTTACCTCGATTCCAGATCTTTCAAGGAACATTGCTGCGTATGCAGTCTCTTGAACAAAGTAATGTTCAATCCAATCTTCCTTCTTTTCTTTAGATGAAGTTTTAAAATCGATCACTGCTAACTCGCCATCGAACTCAGCAATGCAGTCAACACGTCCTGCCAGTCCGAGATAGTGAGAGTATAGGAAAGTCTCTAAACAGTGTATGTTTGAGATACGGTTTAGTGTAGACTTTGCTGTTTGAAACATACGAACTGCCAATGGATTGTTGTCCATGTACTGATCGATGTTTAGTTTGCCTCGGATATAATCTTCGGTAATACTGTGAAAGGTTGTGCCTCGCTGTGTTGCGCGTGCAGTGATACGATTTGCCTCGTCCTCACCAATTTTGGTTCTCCATTTTTTGAAGAACTGAGCGTTCTGAAACGATGTGATTGAGGTTACACTTGGAAAGTATTTATCAGTATCAGGTATTTTATAATAGCGAATGCCATTATCATTCACAGGTTCAACTTCTATTTCTTTGAAGTCTACTTTAACGAAGTCAAACATTAAAATCCAAGATTGTATTTACTAATGAGATAAGATTTAACAAGACCTGAGCGAACAATATCATTGATATCAAACTCGATACATGCAAACTCTTTCATCTCTTGTAAGATCTTGATGAAGTCTGAGATACCAGACCTATCATTCTCTCGTGTAAGGTCAGTCTGAGTGATGTCACCACAGAACATAATCTTACTGTCTTCACCAATTCTGGTGATCATTGAATCCAACTCATGAAAGTTTAAGTTGGAGAACTCGTCTACAATAACGATAGCGTTATCAAGAGTAACACCACGAATAAAACTTGTAGACCAGAAACTAATAGTTTCCTGCGCTCGTAAGTTGTCATAAAGCATTTCAAATGAATTATCGTCAGGCATACTAAACATGTATCGAACCATGTTCTTGTATGGAATCTGATAAAGTGCACTCTTATCTTCATGGTCTCCAGGAAGGAAACCGATCTCTCTAGTAGGAACTAAAGACCTTACAATGTATATTTTATCATAAGGTGTAGATTCGTCAAGTACTTCTTGTAAAGCAAGATACATGGTAATAAAAGTTTTACCTGTACCTGCTGCACCATGAAGTAGAAGGTTCTTACCTTCATTGTACTGTGCAAAGGCAGTCTTCTGGTTGTCTGTTAATGGTTTAACAGGAACCATGTATGATGAATCGATAGGTTTCTTACGTTTCATATGCTTCTTAGACATACCGTTAGGAAAAGTTTTAGGAGCGTTAGTTCCTTTTCTTGCTCTTGCCATAATTTAGGTGAATCGACTCAAGTTCGCTTTAGGATGTGCTTTTTGTACTTTGGACATGACTTCTTTGAAACCATCGTCCATCTTAGGTGTGCCATACATGTGACCACCTACACCCGCAGACCAGTCTTTATCCCAGTCTGGGTTATCCTTTCGCCATTGATCATACTCTTTCATTGTCATGGAGAGTTCCTTTGTCTCTCCAGTTTCTTTGTTTTTTACTGGGTAAGTAGGCATTAGTTCCACTCCATTGCTTCTGAAATAATAGGAAATTGTTCCACAAAGATCTGCTTACATTCGTTAGCGATGTCCATGTGTTCCTGTTGTGTACCATGACCAGATCGTAACTCTATGTAGTGCATCCAAGATCGAAGAGATCCTGACATATAGATTCTGGTAGGTGTACACAAAGGTAGAATCATTCTAGCACACTCTTTGGCAATACCGCGAGAGAGCATGTCTTCATAAAGTGCAAAGGCATTATCGATAACCTTACGCATCTTAATATCATACTCTTGAACTAAGAAAGGATCAACATCATCAATGCTGTTCTGACGATTCTTATCGTCCTGTCGTCTGAGTTTCGGTAATGCTACTCCACCGAGAAGAGTACTGTCTGCATAGCGTTGTGAAAACTCTTGGTATGTGAAAGAACGGTGCCTCAAAATTTGGGCAGCGATTGCTCTCGTCGTAAAAATTTCTAGAGTCATGAACGCTTGTTCAAAAACACTCCAGTGACCATGCTTAATACAGTACTTCAGTAACCCTGATACCTTAGGGTTATCCTGATTCTTTGGATTGCTTACTCGTGCTACATAACCAATAGTCTTCTCCGCATCGGGAGTGACCGAAATCAAACTAACATTCATCTGGTTTTCTTTTTCTTAGCGGTTTTCTTTTCAGTGGGATCTTGCCACAGTTTAGGGTTTACGTTACCTTTTGTCTGAGTAAAGGTTACAAAGTCTTTCTTGTAGAGGTCATAATAATAATCAAATAGTTCTACTGCCTTCTGGCAAATAGAAATGTCATAACGTTCTTTACCATCTACCTTATAGGTTACAAGGTAGGCAGTATAAGGCAACGAAGTATCGTTTGCCTTTTCTTTGTCACAGTTCTCATGAAGAACTTTCAACTTCTTTGCCCCCACTCGATTTGATCAAATGCTTCTTGGATCACTGCTTTAGTAATGCGTTTGTACTTGGAACTCAACTTCTTATCTTTTACAAGACAAATAAGTTCTGCCTCTTCAGCAGAGAGTCCTTCTAATAGTTGGACAAATAGAGATTCTCTTTTCAGACTGGGTAGTTTATCAGCACCACCCTTGACGAACCTATAAAGACCCTTGTACTCTTGCTCTAAGCGAGTGTGATCAGTTCCTACAGGTGCATCGTTAGGTGTGTATGGTACATCACCTTCTGGGAGCATGGAGACCACGCTCTCGTCGAAGTTCCAGATCAAGATTGACCTGAGTGCCTGACTATTATGCTTATGGAGAATCTCTATTTTCTCCTTTTTTGTTTTTGCGTTAGATACTTTTCTCAGTACCTCACTGATCAGCAACCTAGGGTTGCTGTTATCCATGTTTCGTGTTGCCATAATGATTTTAGTATAATGAAATCAATCGTCTTCGTCATCGTCAAGATCTTGGATGTCCCAAGGTGATGTTGGTCTGACGTAGATAAGTTCATCATGTAGAATGTTACCGTCTTCATCAAGCATCTCAGGGTGTGTCACAGACTTGGCATAGGCAGCGTTTTCGATAAAATCTTCAACGTATCCTTTTGCCAACCATGATACAGTGATTCCCAGAAAGAATGCACCGATGGTAACAAGAACTGCTAGTGCGATTAGCATGGTTTCCTCCTTAGGTAAAAGTGTTTATATGGAAACCAACCTCCTATAGTTAAACTGATATTATTTAGAAGGTTTCCTGCGTCCTGGTCTACGATCTCTTTCATATTGCCAGGCATCTTGTAAGATGCGATACAAATAGTCTTTGATCTTTCGTGCCTTTGGTTTACCAAGGTGACCATACGCTTCACGAATGAATCGATGATCAGAATCAGATCCACCCTTAATGTACGCTTCTAAAT